ACACGGGCAAGTTTTGCCCCGCGTTCTTCGTACATCTGCGCGTTCTGAAGCGATTTCCGCGCATCATTAAAACCGCCAATGGCGCCGGCGGCATCTATGTTTGAAGGGTTTGAACGGTCAAGGAAAACTTCCGTTGTGTACTGGTCAATACGCGCCATTGCTTACCCGCCTTTTTTTGCTTTATCCCAAGCCGTTGAAGCTTTACTGGCAGAACCAAGAACGTCAAAGGCTGTTCCCCAAATATCAGCTTTTTTGACTGATTGCTTGTTACCTTCAGCCCTTAAAATCATAGCACGGCTTGAATAATCCGCATTGGTTAGAATGTTGGCCGCGTTCCTGTTGCCCTGGTCTGTCGTTTCATTGGCAATCAGCATAGGCGAACCGTCAAGCGTAATGCCTGATTTGAGGTAAGACGCTACTTGCTGAGAACGTACCCGTGCCGCGTCGCGACGTGCGCTTTCGGCTTTCTGCACTGCATCCTGTTTAGCAAGTTCGGCTTCGGTCTGGGCCGCCTTCATCATGGCGTCGTTAGCTTGTTGCGTCTGCTTTTCAGCGCGGCGTTGTTCAAGATACGACTGAACGGCCGTTACACCCTGGCCGATTGCGCCAATGGTGTCGGCATATTTACCGATTGTCGAAAAGATGTTGGTTAGAAAGTCCATGATGCCCCCGCGTAATCCTATCAGTCCTTCACTTCAGTTTGAATATTCAAAAGCTGAATATTTGAAGGTGTTGGCGTTTGGTGTAGCCAGTAAAGGTTTTTGTTATCATCCCAACCGTCAGGCGTCGCAACATCTAGCGCACCATCGAATAGGCGCGGCGGCCGGCCGGCAACTTCTTCGACCTCACGATAGTCTGGGTTTTCCATGTCATAAAGCGACGTTCCGAATTTTGTTCCGAGTGATGCACGCATGACAACGCCAACCATATCGATAATGCGTGGCTTGGTCTGGGCTGCGCCATTCTGTGCGCCGGCTTCAATGCTTTGCGTTTTCCCGATCCCTGTAAACCCAAGGCCTACGATCACATATCCGGCATCTTCGTCCAGGGTAATTGATCCGCTTGAAACTGTGCGATCTGGCATTGTGCCGCCATCGGCCAAGCATTTAACAGTCATGCCCTCTAGGTGCGTCAGGCCAGATATGGTACGCGCCATATAGAACCACCCACCAATAGCAAAGGTCGAAGCTTCAAGATCATAAATGACCGTGCCGGTCACGACGGTTGTTGACGTGTAGCCTGTGATTTCAATCTGGCCGCCTTCCGGTGTTTGGATCCGTCGTCTGTCTGTGGCCATTTGTGACGTAAACCAACCGGCCGAAGCGGTCACGGTCACGGTGCTTCCAGTCGTCAGGCTTCCTGTAATTGTCAGGCCCACGGTTGAATATGCGCTGCCGTCATAGGTCAGGGCGCAATCCGTGTGCAGAAGCGTTTTCTGCGTTTGCCACAAGGCCGTCAGATAGGTGTCTTCATCCACTGTTTTGTTATCTTCGCCGGTGAAGTAATCCTCTTTCACTGGGATCTGTGGCACGTTCGGAACATACTCGACATACCGGCGCGTTACGCCGTTGATTGTCCGTTCCGTGCATATCCATAATTCATCATCACCGTCACTTTCTGGGATCGTTGTTGCTGAAAGGTATTTGCCTTGTGTGTTGTGCTGATGCCAGGCGACGACCTGTTGTGCAGGGTCAAACGTAAGACCACACATCTTGCCGTCGTTCCTGACAGCCCAAACGATGTTCGGTGTACCTGACGTATAGGTGAACTGTTTGAAGCCTGTGGAACCGCCTATATGGTCTGCAAGCAAGGTGCGATCCGGTGTCGTGTATCCGTCGCGCAAGGCGTCGTATTCGTATGACCTGACCGTCTTTTTGTTTCGCTGCGGGAATAAGACATAACTATCAAGGCGCAATGGGCGAACGTCCGCCACGCCGTTAAAGCTTGTGGGTTTGACAGAAACGTTTGTCGGGGTGATTGCATCATCTGCAGATCCACCGGATACGCGGTATTCTGAACCAGGCGTGCCGACGGCCAGGTATGTTTCGGCGCCGACCATCCAAAGGATCCGGTTTGCCTGGTCTGAAGCGATGTTGAATTCCAGGGCTGACGTGGCAGACGTTCCAAGAATAAAGCTGTCAAGCTTGCCGGCCTGGGTGTTGGCTTCCGAAAACCACATTTTTGTTGGGAAGCTGTCAGACGCGGCAAACACAAGCCGTTGATCGTATAGGGTCACGCGGGAAGGATACGAAAAGGCCGTGAATTTTGCGGCTGTGCCACCGGAAGAATAGGCCGTGTTCAGGCTGCTATCATAGTCTTTCAATTCAAACGTGTTGGCTGCGACGTTCTGGGCTGTAAAGGTCTTGCGGTTGATTTCCGTCATACCGACAACAGCATCGATATAAATAACATCACCATTGGCGTAGCCGTGCGCGGCTGACGTGACAACGGCAGGGTTGGCCTTGGTGATGCCTGTGATTGTTTTCGTCGCTGCCTTGGTCGTTCCAAACGGGTTTGACGTGATCGTGTAGGTGGCCAGTGTCCATGACGTATGCGACGCACGCGTAAGCTTGTACGGTGCGTATGACTTGTGGGCCATATACATCGTGTCGCTGGTCTGCGTGTAATCCAGTTCAAAAAGCTGCGTTTCAGTGTATGGGCTTGCAATCTGAATGATCTTGGCCACGGTGCCGGCCGACGTGTATGTCGAAAATGTCGTGGTGTTGATATTGACCGTGAAATTGTTGGCATCGATCACGCTTGCAACAGCCCCTTCAAGGCCGTTGATTTGTGTCATACCAAGCACGCCAGAAAAGAAAACGGGATCGCCCACAAGAAGGCCGTGACCGGCTGCTGTAACTTGCGCGGCTGCGGCTTTGGTTATTGCTGTGATGGCCTTCGCGGTGTCTGTGATCAGGCCATGATCCTTATAGAACCGCATATATTGGTCTGTGGCTTCGATAACGTAGGCTTGTTCCGTGTTGTAGATGAACGGGATCAAACGCGCTTTGTTGTTATTGCGCGTCTGTGATGTGAAGACGGAACCATATCGAAGGTTTACTTCGCCTTGTGGTGTGACGATGTAGTTCAGAAGGTAGTCAAGGGATTGCTTGTAAAAATCAAGATCAATCCGGCCACGCATCCGTGGGCTGATATAACCGTAATTCTGGGCGGTGAGTGCAAGTCCTGCCTGGGCCATTAGTAGCCCCTATCAACATGGCCGGTCATTTTTGCCCTGGCCCACCTTGAATTCTGAACTTTGCGCGGCGGTGTTTGCTGCGCGTCAATACCCTTGGCCGTCGATATAGCATCGTCAGCAAGTTCACCAAGACCGACAGCCATGTTGAGTGATCCAGTCATGCCGGCAGCGATGTATGCAGACAGGCGCTTTACAAAGGCAATCAGGAATTTTGGGCTGAATTTCGTTATATCTTCGCAGTCGTACACATAGCGAAAGTCTATAGGCGCGTCTTCATCGCACATAATAAAACCATTTTCGACAACGTAATCGTCAGAAGTTAGCGGGTTTTTTTCATCGCCAATGCTGGACACGCGGATATAATCAGAAGGCACTTGATATGAAGCAGACCATCCAAAAGCTGGCGCGGCACTGGCCGAGATTTGAACGCGCTTGATTGCAAAATCCCAGTCAGTTTCAGCTAGGCACTCGCGGCGTGCATCGTCATACCACTGGGCCGCAAGCTTGGCTAGTTTTGAACCGCGATCCGGCGGGTCAATGTTCGCTACAGGATTTTGCTTGAGAAGGGAAGCTGCAAGATTAGCGACGCCTGTTTTTGTTGTAACCCGTGCCATAAAAGCCCCCTATGGATTGAATAGTAGTGTGGCGCGGCCCCTGGTGAAACCGCGCCACCCTATTGTCCTCTTAGGCTGAAAAGCCTTCAAGGATAACTGTTACGTTACCGGCGGCTGTGCCAACGGTATCGGCTGTCAGCGCAATATCGTATGCAGGTTTTGCAGTCGAAGGCGTCAAGCTTAACAATTCTGCAATTGTAGCTTTGCTGCCAATGTTCAAAACAGACACGTTAGCCAAACCGTCCAAAGCACGGGAAGCTGTAGCCATTGTCTGGTTTGTCATGAACAGACCTTTTGACACAACGGCCCCAAGGTTACGATCATAAACGCCCAGTTCGTAGTCAGTACCGCCCGTGATACCGTCCGTTAGAACAGTAATACGGCTTGGTCTGAATGAACTTGGAACGTCTTTAAACACACGATAAACGGAACCGTCGTCATCTGCTGCGGCAATTGCTGCGTTGGCAATAAAACGAACGACCTCATGTGCGCTGGCGCCTGGTTCTGCTGTCAAACCAAGTGCTGTGTTTGCATCTACATATTTATTTTCTACGGCCATTTGTAATTCTCCATTAAAAAGGGTTTGAAAGAAGATAGAAGCCCCGAAGGGCTTTTATCATGGTGTACGGGTTGTGTTGAACTTCTGAACGCGTGCGCCTTCTTTACGAACCGCGCCCATCATGAGAACGGCTTGTACTTGTTTTGCACGGTTGAGGTCAGCGCGAATATCAACATAGATTTCAGCATCTTTCGCCAAACCAACCTGGACACCGTTATCAGCAAACGCAACGCATGTACGCACGTTTGAAGCGTTAACAGCAAGCAGTGGGTTAGCAACGCGACCACCGAAGAATTTAAGATCAATGCCAGCG